TATCTTTTTTTTAAAACGTACGCAAACCTATTTTACATACATATCATCTCCTATAACTAATATATCAGCGTTAGAGTTGTCAAACATTATTTTAGCTTGTTTTTTTGTGCCTACAATAGGTTTTCCCTGTATATTCAGAGATGTATTTAAAAGGATAGGAAAGCCCGTTAGCTTCTCAAATTCACATAAAAGATCAAAATAAACTTCGTGTTTATTAGATACTGTCTGTATTCTACAAGTTCCATCAACGTGAGTGATGCACTTAAATTTGTTAGTATCTTTAACCTTAGAATTATACAACATGTAAGGACTATCCCAATCTAAATCAAAATACTGCTTATAATTATCTATTGTTACACTAGCTCCATACGGTCTGTACCACTCTCGTTTTTTTACTTTTTCGTTTAAGGAGTTTTTATCTCCTTCTGGGCTCATCAATATTGAACGATTGCCTAAAGCTCTTGGTCCTACCTCTCCGTGGCCTTGATACCATAATACAATTTTTTTCTTAGCTAAAAACTCAGCTGTTTTTTTTATAGTTTGTTTACTTACTGCTCCAGGATGTTCGTCAGCCTGTATAAAAGGAAAATTATTAATATTTATTGGATCATACCCATAATGTTTACGTAGCCACTCTATACAACCTAATGATAAACCAGAGTCACCACAATGAGGTGTAATTGTCATATTAGGAAACATTTTTTTATAACTTGTATTTAAAACAATGCTTTGTGCAATGCCTCCAGAATAAGAAAAACTTTCATTTTTATTGAAATAATTTTTTAAAAAATCTAAAAACTTTATCTCATATAATTTATGTAAGGTGCTTATAAAATTACTTTGATTACTAATATCATATAAATCTTTTCGTACCCCTTTGTTGTAAGAGTATCTTAAAAATTCTCTGGAATGAGAATATACGTGGCTATTTTTTAAATCTTGATCTTTGAATTTATTAATATAGTCGTAATCAATTTTACCAAACCCTATAAACGCCATTAATTTACCAGCATCATTCCAACTCAAACCTTGGATTTCACAAAGATCTTGAAGTAAACCTCCAAACGAATTACCATGAAGACCCTCCACAAGATAATCATTTAATTTATCTTTTTTTATAACTGATAAATATTTATGCCAATCTCCATGGCCATCATTTACATAATGATTATTAGTATCTATTACGGGGAAAGAAGATAAAGCATGTGCATAATGATGATCTAATTGATAACACTCATCAAAATTTTCAAATAAGTTTATTTTAGATACTAAAGTTTTTTCGTCTTTTAAGAATACACTAAGATCATCTCTTTCTCCAATAGTGCAAGCTATTGATTTGATATCTTTTGTATCATATCCATAAACCTCTATACATTTACGTATGAAAAAAGCTGCTTCATTTAATTTTGTTAAACCAGCATTTTTGTAAGCACAGTGTCTTTCATAATGAATATATTTAAATTTTTTACCATCGTAGAGTGAAAGATTTAAATCATGAGAACCAAGATGAACCCCTATTAATAATTTTTTCAATTTTTTGTGTTAAGCTGCATTAACCTCTGTCCAGGTGTTACTTGCTCCTGTTACTACGTTTGCCCAAGGAGTTTCAAATGTATCACCTAAGGTAGTTGCCATACTTAGTCCTGTGACATCAACTAAAGCGCCACCTGTTGCCGTTTCTGTGCCCTCTGCAAAAGTCAGTGCTACAGTAGAAACACTTACTATCACACCCGTGCCAACTTCAACTGTTTCTGTGCCTAATGAGAAAGCGCTAGATAAACTACCAAGTGTTACTAAAGCGTCCGCAGTTGTAGTCACACTACCTAAGGCTGAGGCCATTGTAACGGCCGTAGGATCTACCTGAGTGAATATATCAATTACTGGTGTTCCAATAGCAAAATCTAGTTGATCTGAAGGTGCTATGACACCTACATTACCTTCACCTGTAATTCCTGAAGCTCCAGATAGGGCTGCACCAATTGTTAACGCTGTTGGATTTACTAATGCAGAAGCCTCTGATATTGTTACAGAGTTTAGAGCGGATGTCATTGACAAGCCTGTTGGACTTACAATCACACCTGTTCCCACTTCTTGAGTAGTGGTGCCTAATGCAGTAGAAATTGATACGCTACTTACATTAGTTATAAATTCTATATTTTCATTCCAAGCAAAAGAACCCCATGTGCTTCTGCCCCATCCTGCGTCCACTGATCCTGTAGCAGTCTCAGTTCCTGTCGCAAATGATATAGATAGGCTGCCGGCAACTACGCCTGCGCCTTCATTTACTGTTACTCCTGATAATTGTGTTTCGAAAGAAACACCGGTCAAATTAAAGACAGAAACTTGCTCTGCTGCTGCCGTGCCTAACGCTGAGGTTACTTGTAATGAGTCTAATGTTACTAAACTATCGGCAACAACACTTTCAGTTCCTAAAGCAGTTGATGCTGATACTCCAGTAACAGATACCGTGATCGAACTTTGTTGGCCCCAAAAGCCTTGCCCCCACGTGCCCTCATTCCAAGCATCTGCCATGGTGATGACCTCCTATATTAAGATAATCTTAATATAGCACTTGAAGCATCGTTAGTTGGAAATGCGATTGTAAATGTACCGTTTGTTGATGTCTTTACAGCACCAAAATCTAAAACTGCAATAGCTGCATTTGTATTTGTTGATGATCTATTATAGATCAAAGCTGCTTGTGCAGATATTGTAGCTGATGTAAAACTCACGTTTGCAAAGTCAACAAAAGCTGTTGATGCTGTTGCACTTGTTGCTGTCAATCCGATGGTAGCACCTGTTAAGGTAGCTCCACCACTAGCGTATGTACCTGAGTTACCAACTTCGTTGGTTGCTGAAAATGCTGTAGTGTTTCCGTTTAAGGTTGCTGAATCTGTATAGAGGGCGAGATTGATAGTATCATTATCAATATCATGATCCCCTGCCAATAACTCTTTCTTAAAGGAAGCACAGACTGCTTGATTTATTGCCATGTTTTATGCCCTCCTTAGGCTTTTGGGTCTGCTGATGGTAAAGGGACTCTTAAAACTCCATCAACATACTCATCTCTTCGTTTACGTCCCATTTGCTCATTAGCAAAAGCCTGAAGAGCGTTTTGGAACTTCTGATTGTATAATTGCATATCTTGAGTATTTTTCAAGTATGAATAAGCCTCTGACAAAACACCATACAATAAAACCTCAGGAGCATTATTAGAAACGAAAGTTGTTGTGCTTGTGCCACTAGATCCATTGCCTAATCTTTCAGGACTTTCATTATACCATAACTCAACTGTGTAAGCTAAGTTAGGTGTTGGTGCTACAACTAAAGTGTTCGAATCCCAGTTCGCCCAATATTTAGGTTCGCCTGTGAAGGTAGTATTTGAAGAAGATCTCTCAATTGCATACTCATCAATAAATGTTGCATCCACTTGCTCTAACCATACAATTTCTCCATCTGATTTATGTAATTGTAAGCCTCTAGCAAATCTAAAACCACCCTCTGGGCCTGAAACGTCAAGAAAACTATTATTAGCTTCAAAAGTAGAAGTGGCGTATCGTCTTTGTGCATCAGAATCCATTAACCTGTCTATTTGATTTTCTGTATTAGTTAGAAAAACATTAACAACAGAATTAGATAATACGTCTGATGTTACCTCTGTATAGTTTCTAACATTATCTAAAAGTTCTGAATAATTCATGATATCACCACGCTTACTGTACCAACTGTTGATCCGATTAGCAACTCCTTGCTTTGTGGAGAAGGCACCATACCGTCAGACTCAAAAGCAGAATCTCCTGGTGCGCCAACAAAAACAATGACAGGCTCTTGCCTTGCAGGTCTAGGATCTCTTAATGCTATGGCATCTGCAGGATGATGTCCTGGATCAAGTTGTGGGTGTTTAGGTTCAAAACAATCTGGACAAGTGAATAAGCCATTCCATTCTTGTCTTAATTGCAGATATTTATATTGTTGTCCACATCTATCACATAAAGCTATAGCACGATTACCATTTGCAAAAGTCATGTGTTATCCTACGTAAAAACTTCTAGGCACTATGTTTACAGAGGTTGATTGACTATCCTCAGTCAAAGCTCTTTGTAGTTCTGCTTCATATCTTCTTTCTAATTCTTGTGATCTTTCTGGTGCTATCTCTTGTCCAAGATAGTATGCTAAACCTGCAACAGTGCATGGTAAAAATCTAAAAGGTGCATCTGGCTCATTAGTGTAAGCACCTACATCCTCGATTCTACCTACGTAAAAATAGTTTATTTGTGTGTCAGTTTCATTTGGTGTTTGATATAGATTGATTTCTACATTTGCTAAATTTCTTTGTACAAAATATTGACTTGGTTGTCCTTGTTCAAACTTGTTCGGCACATTCTCATATTCTGATCTAGATATTTTTGTCATGCTTGTGTCTGTGGTAGTGCCTCCACTTATCTTTCTAAATACTAATTCTAAAACATCTGATGCATCTGAAGGTGCAGTATATGTAGTTGTCCCTGCAGTCAGATTTTGTGTATGATTTTTAACTTTCCATAAATGAATACCCCGATTACCCCACTCAGAAAACAACAAGTTTAAATTATCTCTTGCTGCTCTCAGTTCATAACCAGTTCTATTAGATTTACCACAACGAGCATAAGCACGTTCAATAATACTATCGAAACTTAAATTAAATGTGGTGGTATTCGAGGTAGCCATTTTTACATGCCTTTTCTAGCTTTGC